GGTGAGTTGGGTTTTCCGTTACTGGATCTAGAGTTCAAACCAGACGCTGGAGACATTGTAATGTTCCCTTCATCATTTATGCATGCACATAAGGTAAATGTTGTTAAATCAGGTCTAAGATATGCAGTAGGGACCTGGTGGGATTATAGTGATAGATTTCATCCAAAAATCAAACCTTCACGTAAAGGAATCCCAAAAATATACAACAACGACAATGATTGGGTCGAGGATGAAGGTTTTTTATCTCCCTAGTTATAAGACTTCAGTTATAGTATAAAAAGATGGAGTCGTAAATCTTTCTCCACTTATAACCTTTTTAACGCCATGTAGGTAGTTAATATCTCCAGGGTGGGCCACAGCTAAACCAGGTTTTGGCTTGACTACAATATCATGTTGTGGATAATAAAGCTCTCCACCTTCAAAGTCGTCATTGTAATAGATTAATGAATTCAAATCATATGTAGGGAAAGGATTTGGAGATCCATCATTTAGCTGCTTATCGGCATGTGGTTGCTGTTCTAGGCCTGGAAACCACCTAATGATTACAGGCGGTCTAACTACTACCTTAACTTTAAATGCGTCTTCTAAAACATACTTCATTTTTAAAATATACTTGTCTACCAGGTTATAGACATCCAAATTAATTCTTTTAAGAATGTCACAACTACACTGTCTATTCTGCCAGTATGAAGCATCATATGTACATGTGCCATCCTCAGAGTATGTGTTCTCTCCGGCATCCATCCACTCATTTATTGTAGGTAAAAAGTCCTGTATAATTTTTAAATCTTGTAGTTCAACAAAATTTTCTATTATAATAATATTGTCGGAAGAATTACCATAATGCCCAGGCTTAATCAACGATTTAGCATCAGAATCAAAGTCCATAAAACACTCCTTGGTAGATATCCATGTGATATAGTATAGCACTAAACAAAATAGCTAATTGGGAGAAAGTAAAATGGAATTTTTTCACGTAGGTTCTTGTGACAATGTAGAAGATAATAGAAAATTTGGCATATTCCTATATAGGAATGCGGTACCAAGAGAACTTAATATTCCAGAAAGACTAGAATCAGCTATTGGTAATAGCTCTCACGAGTTATTTAAATGGTCAGAAGCAATGGTTGGATATAACGAAAAAATGCCAGAATATAGAGATTGCGTGGACTTGAAAATGAGTCCAGCACACTGGCAGTTTCTTACTCCAGAATTTGAAGAGGTTAAGAAGTGCTACGACGACGTAGACACTAATCTTAAAAAGTGTCTTGCTCATTACGAATCTTTGTATAATTTTAAGATGGATTATATGGAGGCTATTAACTTTGTCAGATATAACCCAGGTCAGCACTTTGCCGTGCACGCAGACCATGGCTTTTCCTACACGTGCACAGTGTCTTCTGTGATCTATTTAAACGATGACTACGAGGGTGGAGAACTATGGTTTCCATATCTTAATATAAGTTTTAAGCCACAAGCTGGAGATATTATACTATTTCCATCCACCTTTATATACGCCCATGCTTCACTAAAAGTGACTAGTGGTACTAAGTATTCTGCAGTTACTATGTTTGATTATAATGACAATAACCATAAGTATGGAACAGGTTATGGCTCAGATGGTTCTAAGGTAGATCCAACTAAAGGCATATCAAAAGGATCCAATCAACCTCTCACCTATCCACAACCATCATAAGGAGAAATAATGTTTGACAAAAAAGAACTACCAAGCTTAGAGCGTTTTGAATCATCAGTGTATGATATTCCACTATCTTCATTAGATGGCGAAAATAACATCCTTGCAAAAAACAAGGGTAAGGTAACAATGATCGTTAACGTAACTGGAGAATGCGCTAATTCCGCTCAATATCCAATTATTGAAGATCTTTATAAAGAATATAAAGACTTAGGCTTCGAGGTATTAGCAGTTCCAAGTACTGATTTTTGCGAAGATGCCTATGGAGCGTTTAAAGAGTCAAATGCAAGCCCGACACATATGCGAGATCATATGAAAGAATTATATAAGACTGATCTTCCTTTTAGTGAATTGGTTGGCATAGCTCCAGAGCCAAAGGCTGATGTAGAACAGCATCCTTTTTATAAACTAATTCAAGAAGGCAAAGACCCAATTCAAGGTAATTTTGAAAAAATAATAATAGGCAGAGATGGCAAAAAGATGTTTCGTTTCTGTAATTCGGATCTTTTAGATCTAGCTTTTAATGCTGGGGAAAGAAAAACCAACGCAGAACAAGCTCTTGTAAATATTAAAGCTGCAATAGAAGTATTATTGGATGATGTAATTTAAATTATGACACAAGTTACGTTAACTAAAACTCATCAAAATCCGCCACAGATAGTCCAATCTAGACTAAAGAGAGATTGGATGGATAACACCTATAAAAAGCATGCTTACCAGTGCCTTCCTATGACTACAGCAAATGTGCATGGCTGGGAATTGATACTTCCTCAAGATGTAGTTGTCCAATGGGAAGGTGAAAACACTAATGTAAAAATTCTTAGTGGCGAAGAATATATGGGAAGAACCCTTGCTTATGGAGGAATCATAGGTATGGTTTCTTTTTCTGTTGGTTGGGCATTCGGCACAGAAGAGGGTTATGAGACTTGGATTAGCGGTTCTCCGAACTACATGGTCGATGGAGCATCTCCCCTTAGTGCAATTATACCAAGTAGTTGGTGGCCAGATGAGTTTCAAATGAATTGGGCAATTAATAAAATTGGTGAACCAGTTACATTTGAGGCAGGAACACCATTTATGTTTTTTAATATTTTCAAAAGTGATCTTCTTGAATCGGTTGATTTTAAAGTAGATAATCTTTGGGATAAGCCAGAGCTCATGAACGCCCGTGCAGCTTACGGTGATGCAAAAATGAAAAAGAATAAAGAAGAACCGTGGACTTGGATGAAGGGCATTAAAACTGGTTTAGATGAAAAGGGTGAAAAAATTGGTCCAGCAAATTCTGGTCTTCTAAAGTTAAATAATCCAAATATTTAGTTACTATATCAGCATACATTTTTAACAAAAAAGTGAGGCACAATGTCATTTTCGTTAGTTACAACAGAAGAAAAATTAAGAAACTTAAACACTGCTAAAGCAGATTTTCAAGTAGAAATCTACAAAAATATTACAAAATTAGGACTTGATCCAGACGCCTATAATATGGCTACCTGGGATTTTGATCCAGCGTCATCTTCAATTGAAGAAGATTCTGAATACAGACTTAAGTGCAGTATCACAACTGCATTAGAGCGTATAGTTCATATAGATGCAAAAATAGCAGAACTATCCTAAAGGAGTAAGAAATGGCTGTGAATAATTCACAAAAACAATTAATAAAAGATAAAGCCGCAAACCATTTGGAAAAATCAATATATACATTATCGTATCTATTGTCAGTAGATCCAGAAAGTGCCCTTGGAGCTTCGGACGTTGGCGAACTTATTTCGTTATCTTCGATTAGCACATCGCTTTCACCAGCAACAACTGCTGCGTTTGCATCATTATTTAATCAAATAGAGTCTTTAAAACTATTAGGATAATAACTTATGGCAGAGAATAATTTACGTAATCCCGATTCCGACATAGACGATGATTTAGTGCCAACTTTTTCTAAAGTACTTAAAAAATACGTATATGAAAACGGAGTTGAGTTTGAGTGCAGTATTCTTACATCTGGTAAAATAAATAAAGAAAGATCTTTTAAAGGATTTTTTACTGACGACAACGAAGAAGAAGAGTAACCATGAGCTATAACGCAGAACAAGATCTTGAATATATAGAATCAGTCTTGGCTTTACAACTAAATATAATTGGTCTTGAAGCGGAAGATATGGATATCTTATCAATTGATGAAATTATTACTAAAGCAAGAACATTTAATTTAATTACTCAGGAAATTACCCCTGTCCAAATTGCCAATTCGCAGCAAGAGGGAGCCTATAAAGATGAGCCAGCAGTTGCGATTTTAAGAAGTCAAAGAAATATAACTATATCTACCATTAGACGATTTTGGTGGATGCGCCAACTAGCGTTAGGAGCCGTGTGATATGAGTGCAGAAAAATCATTCTTCTCTAGAGTTAACGACCTTTTAAAACCATATAAAACAAATGCTGTAGCAAACCAAATTGAGATAGACTCTTATACTAAGGTTAAAGAATATCTAGATACTCTTCCTGTAGATAAAAGAAAAATAGCAGTAGGAGGAGATATCTTCATATGGTATTTCGATACTGTTGCTAGACAAGATTCAATACATAGAAGCACAGAAGGCTTTAGGTATGGAGATAATCCACAAGAAATTATTTTCATGATTAAAAAACCAGCAAAAACATTGCTATCTGGTCCAGCCATAAGTATAGCCTTTGCCCATACAGCTGCAAGTATGTCAGATCTTACACTAGTTAATAACTACCAGCTAAACCTTCTTGAGCGTTGTATATTAACAGAAGCAGAAATAGCCGAATGGGACTATGATGTAATTTCAAGACAACAAGCTGAAGCTTCAGATGGTGGACCTTTTGATTTCATAGCGGTAAGTTCATACGATATAGTACATGATCCATCGTTAGTTCTTTCCTATTTTAATATGTTAGCTACAAATGGCGTCATGCTAGTAACATGGACTGCAGATAATGGAAACCTATACGAAACTGACGCAGAGTATTCTCCTTATTTTGAAATACACCAACATTTAAAGAGTCTAGAAAACGTATGTGTATCTCATGATTACACCAGCCTAGGAACAACAACTGTCGTAAAATTATAGTATAATACTACCATGATAGTAGTTGATAACTTCATAAAAGATTCTGAGCTTTTAAAGCAAATTGAATTGTCCGAAAATTTGTTTCCTCAATCAATGGGTTCAGAAACAAGAATTGCTACTGAGCTAAATTCATATCATCACGAGCAAGCAAGTTGTTTTGCTCCGTATATGTTTTGGGATGGTTGGTGGAAATCAGAAGCAAACACAACTGCTAAAAAAATGGTTAAATCTATTTGGGAACATAATCTTCCATTTGACAAAGAAGATGTTTGTGGTTTTGAATACTGGACTAGAACATTTAACCCAGGTCAATATTTGGGTACTCATGTTGATGAAGATACATTTTTATACGCAAAAGAAAAGATTTTTCGTGGACCAATAATAGGTTGCGTATATTATCCACATACAAACGATGTTGTAGGCGGTTTCTTAGAATTACACCCCAACGCTATTGGGGAAAATACTAAAAACTCACTAGAATCAGAAAACATCAAAAACAATATATCCCCTATTGAGGATCGTGAAAGAATCGCATGCAAACCCAATAGGTTAGTTATTTTCGATGCTGGACATATGGTTCACAATACAACTCCTCCTATTTCTGGAGTTAGAAGAGTCATGGTTGTCAATGTGTGGCATAGGGATTCTCCACCATCAGCTCTTACCAGTGGTGAATTCTACTATGAGTGATTTTGAATTTCAGTCTCTTTTAAACATTGGTATTTATAAGAAAAAATTAAATTATATAGACAACAATAAGCTATATGAAGAAATAAAAACATGTTCTAAAAAAGTTGACAATTCTTTTATTGAAGACAAAAACCATTCTTATTTTGAAGATCAAACATATCCATTTGGATCACTGGAATCAGAAAAACTTATTACTGCACTTCAAAATGAAGTAAGCATAGCCATTGGTAAAGAGATGTTGTTAAATGATATATGGACCTTGACACTAGAGCATGGTCAGTCTGTTGGCTATCATTCTCATAAATCAAATACACACTTGTACCCAAATGAATATTACTCCATTGCATACTACGCAAACGCTCCAAAGGGAAGTTCTGACATTCAATTTAACATAACTGCATGTAACACGATGGAAAGTTTTGTTTCTGTACCGGCAGAAGAAGGATTGTTAATTATATTTAATTCTTTTATACCCCACATGACTAATAGACATAATAACTTAGATCAAAACAGAGTTGTTATAAGTGCAAATCTTTCCCCAAAATACCCTACGCAAGCACAAACTCAAGATTGGTCAGCATACGCCAGATAATAAGGTGTGCTATACTATAAAGATGAACGATCAAAAAACACCAAACAT